TTGCCGCTGAGCGCAGGCGCGCCCAGGCGCTGATGGATTTGGCCATCGGCATTTGGGGCTTTGCGTTCATCGTGTTCCTGTTCGCGGTGCTCGGCTAATGCCGACTTACGAATATCGCTGTGGCGAGTGCGGCGCGCGTGAGGAGCACACGCACTCGATCCAACAAATCTATACGCCGCGATGCGCGAAGTGCGGTCGCTGGATGCGGATGATTTATACGGCGCCAGCGGTCGTCTACAACGGCGACGGGTTTGCCAAGAAAGATCGCAAGAAGGAGGGGAAATGAGTAAGAGGTTCGAGTTCGTCAAGGCTGAACAGCGGTCACCTGAATGGTTTGCGCTTCGCAAGGATGGCATCACTGCAACGGATGCCGCAGTCATCGCAGGGCTATCGCCCTACAAAACGCCGTATCAACTGTGGGCCGAGAAGCGTGGCGAATACACGCCCGACGCCCCTGGCGCGGCGGCGGTACGCGGCATCCTCTTGGAGAACACGGTGGCCGAGTTCTACGAGATGGAGACAGGGCGCGAGTTGCGTCGCAGCAACGGCATCGTGAGAATCAAAGAGATCCCCTGGGCAATGGCAAGCCTGGATCGGACGGTGGTAGGGGATGACGGCCTTGTTGAGATCAAGACGAGCGCGTCGCCTCGCTGGAATATGTACCCGATCCCGCCTGAGGTCGAGGCCCAAGTTCAGTGGCAAATGTTCGTGACAGGCGCGCCCTGGGTGGATGTGGCTGCCCTGCTTGGCGGCCTGGTATTCCGCATCCAGCGCGTAGACGAGGACATCGAGTATCAGACGCGGCTATACCAGAGAGCCATAGATTTCCGCGACGCGGTCATCAACGGCACGCCGCCCGCGTTGCAGGGCGCGGACTCGGATGCGTTGGCATCCGTAAAGCCGCAGGCCAGCGACGAGTTCGCGACGGCAACGGACGGCATCGAGCGGGTCGCTGCTCTATACGCGGAGCGCCAATACGAATCACGCCTGCTCGATGAGGAGTTGGCGAATCTGGCTATCTCAATCAAAGAGGCGATTGGCGAAAAGGCGGGCGTTTATGGCAGCGGGTGGCAAGCGACCTGGAAGCAGAACAAGCCGACCGTCAAGACGGACTGGGAGGCCGTGGCAGAGATCGCGAAGGCGGTCGCGCCAGACACCTACGAGGCGGCGATCAAGACGCACACCGTAGAAAAGCCTGGTGCGCGGGTCTTCAGATTCAAGAGGGTTGAGGACGGCGAGTGATCCGCGTGGACATTGATAGCCTGATCCTTCATCGCGCTGAGCAAATCAGGCGGGCGGAGAACATCTTGCCGCCTGGGGCACAGGATCGCAGCATTAGCGGCAAGGGTGACCGCGCCGTGTGGTGCGGCGCGATTGGTCAGGCAGTCTTTGAGCGCGCGATGGAGGAGTACGGGGTGGCTTTTGGCACCGATGCCGTAATCACCCACGACTACCGCGTACCTGCGGGCCGTCTTGAGGTCAAGACAAAAGAGCGCTCGGTCGAGCCGAGGCCAGACTACGAAGGCAGCGCCTACGCCTATAACCAGGCGTGGCAGCGGCCTGACTGGATTGGCTTTGTGTCGCTCAAGTTTGCGCCTGGGTACGACAAGGCGTCTGCGCCGACGCTGGAGAAATACGAGGCGGGATGGGTGATGGGCTGCATCCCCTATGACCGTTTCAGTGATAAGGCATTCGTTGTAGAGAAAGGGGGACATTTGCCAAACGGACAGGAGGCTGGCTTTGTAAGCCTGAACATTGAGTACCACGCGTTGGAATCCATTGAGGCACTAAGAGGAGGCGAAAATGACTAAGCAGATTGCACAGGCGCTCGCGGCGCCATTCGAGGAGAAAGATCTAAAGCATCGCCCAGGTCGGGCTGGGATGACCTTCACATACGCGGACGCTCGGGCCGTGGCGCAGCGGCTGGACGATGTGCTCGGCATTGAGGGCTGGCAGTTTGAGGTGAAGGTTGCAGACGCCGCACGCAATGTCGTCCACGGCTCACTCGCTGTCGTGATTGGTGGCAAGACCACCATCCGACAGGACTTCGGCTACCCGAACTCGGCACAGGATGACGAGCCGCTGAAGAGCGCGGCTTCGGATGCGCTCCGCAGGTGCGCCGCGCAGATCGGGGTGGGCAGGAGCCTCTACAGCCCAGAGAAGGGTACCCAGGCCCCAGTTAGGGCGGCAGCGCCCGTCACGGGCCCGCAAACTGCCAAGCCAGCGCCTTTGAGGGGCTTCAGCGACGACGACCTGATCGCGGCAAAGGCTGCAATGATCTTCGCCGAGAACGCCGCCGACGGCGCGTGCAGCCACGGGGAAGCCTGGAGCCTGAAGCCAGGCGGCATTAGCAAGGCCAGCGGCAAGCCCTATAACCCATTCTGGGCGGCCTCGCACAAGGCGCCTGATGGATCGTGGTGCAAGGAGAAGCCGAGCATCAAGTGGATCGCCTCGCAGAAGGCGGAGCCAGCCCCAACCAAACTCGTGCCCGAGGACGACCTCGAGGCACTCCCATTCTAGGAGGTACCAATGCGAACGGCGGAATCAGTCACGGAAGGACATCCTGACAAGATCTGCGATCAGATCAGCGACGCGATCCTCGACGCCTATCTTCAGCAAGACCCGATGGCAAGGGTGGCGTGCGAGGTGGCGGCGAGCGGCAGTGAGATTTGGATCTTTGGCGAGGCGTCCTCGGACGCGGAGGTGGATCACGCTGGCGTGGCCAGGGCGATGCTGCTTCAGATCGGGCACAAGAATCTAGAGGCGCTCGACATTAGGGTCGCAATCAAGCAACAGTCGCCCGACATCGCAATGGGGGTTATTCGGCCCGATGCGATTGGGGCGGGGGATCAGGGCATCGTCTATGGCTATGCCAGCGACGAATGCCCAAACCTGATGCCTCTCCCGATCACGGCGGCGCATAGCCTCACCAGGCGGTTGGCGGAGGTTCGTAAGGCCGATGCGCTGAGCGGGCTTGGGCCAGACGGCAAGGCACAGGTCACGGTTGGCGATCACGGGTTGATCTCCACGGTCATCCTTTCGTCGCAACACGACGCCGAATACGCGATCGGGACGCTACGCCAGGACCTGGAGCGGTTCGTCCGCACCGCGCTTGCGGGCACGCTCGCACCGAATGTGGCGATCCTCATCAACCCGACTGGGCGGTTCGTCCAGGGCGGGCCAGAGGCGGACGCTGGGCTGACGGGCCGCAAGATCATCGTGGACACCTACGGTGGCGAGGGTAGGCACGGTGGCGGGGCCTTTAGCGGCAAGGATGCTACGAAGGTAGACCGTTCAGGCGCATATACGGCTCGGCACGCGGCAAAGGCTATCGTGCGGAATGGGCTGGCAAAGCGCGCTGAGGTTGCGGTCGCCTATGCAATCGGGGTGGCTGAGCCCGTGATGGTCACGGTGGACACCTTCGGGACGGGAGATGAGGCTGCTGCCACCGCATTGGTGCGGGGTGGCTGGGACTTCAGGCCAGCGGCAATGATCGAGCGCTTCGGGCTACGCCGCCCGATTTACCGCGAGACAGCGGCATATGGGCATTTCGGGGTGGCTGGGCGGCCCTGGGAGGAGGAGTAATGGCTTGGATCAAGAAGGATACGGGTACGCTAAAAGACCCCAAGATCGTCCAACTGCTCGGTGAGGCGAAGGGCGCGGAGGCGTATGTCCTCTGGGACGCCGCCCTGTTTGAGGCGTACCACCAGACCCCGAAGGGGCGCTTTCAGAACGAGGCGCACTTTAGGGCCTGCGTGGGCGGCGTTGCCGATGTCAGGCACCTCAAGCGCCTGGTGGCCCTGGGGCTGCTCACGCGGGCCGACGACGGCTCGATCGCTGTGACAAACTGGGGAAAGCACCAGGCTGACCCTACGGCGGCAGCCAGAAAGGAACGCTATCGGAACGCGCACGGAACGGAATCAGAACGGAATCAGAACGCCCCAGAGAAGAGTAGAGTAGAACAGAACAGAAAAGAGTCTTATTCTAATAACCAGTTGATGAGCGTGGGCGACATCATTCGGCGAGGAGGAAGCCGATGACAAGCAAGGAGGAGATGTTGATTCTGGCGATCAGAGCATTCGTGGCAGAGCACGGCTTCGCCCCAACGGTCAGGGAAATCGCCGAGATCTTGGGCGTAGG